TTCAAATACAGTGGTACTAATAATTGAAAGTTTATTAGCGTTGAAATCAACCCCATCATAAACACTTTGGCCGGTTCCAGACAGAATGATCTGGTCTTCAACGGTAAGCCTGTGGGCGGCAGAGGTAGTAATACGAACCTTGTTTGCAGTTACGCCGCCTGCAGTCGTAAATGATGTGCCTGAAGAAATAGAACTAATGGTGGCCTGTGGTGAGGAAAAGTACTCACGCAAATCCCATAAAAACTTGCCCTGTAACTCGTCAGAAGGATCAGCAGCAATGGCTAAACCAGACTGTGATTCACCACGCTCTGTATACCCAAGAGGCACATTTCGACCCAAAGCCTCGGTCTGACGACTGGTTAGCTTCAGAGCGATCTTGCCTTTAGCTGCATCTAGCTCAACAACACCAAAACTGTCGACTGAAGAAGACGGGGTGGTGCTGTCATTGAAGAAACGGCGGATGTCGGCCACCAAAACAGAACTTGAAAAATCATGCGGTGTCCCCCATGGTTTCTCTATGTTCAGGTACAGCTCATCAAAGCTGTCACCCTCTCGTACAGTTACTGCGATATTGTCAAGAGCCATTAGTTACTTACCGAGTAGCTTGCGTAACAACCGAGACTGAGGAGTATTAGTTGCTCCAAGTTGCGGTTCTTCTGGATTAGTACGAGCTTTATCTAACTGTAACTGATGTAGCTGTACGACTGATTTATAATACTGGGCATTAAGTTCAAGAAGTCGTTTGATCTCGCCCTCAAGGCGATATACCCTGGATTGCAATGCTGCAGGAGGTACGGGCTTCTCCAGATAAACAGTATTGGTTACAGGTTCAGAAAACTCACTTAGTTGTGCGATGGTTTGATCACGTTGAGCTAAAACCAATTCAGAAGTCTTTTTATATCCTCTAAGTTCATCCTGAAGCTGTTTGATCCTTAAATTGGCTTCAACCAGATCTGTACTGAGTTGGCTGTTGTCGTCAAGAGTATCGGTAAGCTCGCTCGCAACACGCTTTAACTGAACACGCTCGTATACAGACGCCTTAGGGGCAGTTTGTTGAGCAGTCTTCTTAGAATTATCTACCCCTGGAGTCACGTCATAGCTGGGAATGGAGGGCACCCTCCAACGTAAAGTGAAATCGGTACGTCGGATGTCTCCATCTTGCTTGTAGCCGATCAAATAATGAACTCCAGCGGGTGTGGGGTCAAGTGCAATGTCTATAGAACCTTCAGTGACTGGATAAACACGTTCGTCCCTAGACACACCAAAAAAGGGTGCTGAAGGCTTGACCACCAACACACCAGTACGATCATCTGAGAATAATTTGCCGTGTACTCTGGTCACAATTAGACCTCGCGATAACTAAGTGAAATACCGACGTTGGCTGTACCTGTTAAAACAGCATTAATCTTTTCGCCTGAATCAGACTCAAACAGCCCTAAAGCGTTGGATAGATGCACCGTCCCATTCACAGGTATGTAAATCTTGCCAGTGACGTTATCCGTTCCCCCTGTCTGAAACTGGATGTTGCAAGCGGCATCTGCACTAAGGGTCAAAGACATAACTCGGAGCTTGGTACTAGCAACTAAGGCGATAATGTCGGCACTTACAGCAGTGTCAACGGCTTTAAATTTAAAATCGTTGCTGAAGCTATCGTGAAAAGTGACAAGCCCATCTGTAGTGGCATTTGTACCAGAGGCGCGGATGTATGCGTCCGCTCCATTCGCATCTCTTCCGTATAAGGACATCAGACGAAACTAAGGAAAACTGCATTGTCTGAATCCGCAAAAGTTGTCGCGAACATAGACAAGATAAGCGTACCGGACGTTACCCAATTGGTTTTTGTGCCGTCACGAAGTATCGCTCTTATCCTTACTTTACCGCTAGCAGCATCACCAAGAGTTAGATCAGCCTGCGTGGTGTAAAAATAACCTTGACTTTCATACCGACCAAGAACTTCGCTATAAAGCTCAACCTCATAACGGTCGACACTGGTATCAGGCACTTCAGAACTAAACGCTGAACCAGCAAAAATATAATCAAGCGCTCCTTGAGCAAGTTGAGAAGGTGCTTCCCAAAAAACAGTCAGGCGCGAAGTTGCATCGATAGCAGCCATTATGGTGACGGATTACGTATTTTAAAACTGATGCTATTCGTTTTTAATACTGTATTTCTTTGGCCACTGAGAGAGCGTCTGCCACCGTAATCCACTTCATCGGTGTTGACGTAATCATACTTAGCGTGATCGTATTTAATGCCAATGATGCTAAATGATCCATCGGCATCTTCTGTAATTTTTTGAACGCGATAACGATTAAATTGATTTTCAGCGTTATTAACTGAACCCTCATTAACTAAAATCCACATCATATTAGATGATGGGACCGATGAGAATGATCCTTGAATATTAATACTGGATCCAATAATGGAAGACACAGTGTTTTGTTGCGCTATTCCGGCATTTGTGTACGTGTACAGCTTCCAATCACCGTTGCTGTAGTCATTTCTACTGGTAAGCTCACGATCTACAAGTAATTTATTAGATACTGCTGATTCAATACGTCCTCCTGATTCAATTCTGGTTTTAAGTGGGTCACCGATAATGCAAACATCCCCAGGAAGCAACATCGCCCCCTCAGGCCCAACTGAAAACATCACTGTTTCTGTAGATCTGATGTTAGTGGCAAGCGTGTAGCGACCTAAACGTTTTGCGAGGTTTCTGTCTGTACAACCCAAGGCACGAATTTTTTTAAGGTTGTAGCCGTATTTTTGCATCGCATCTCGGTCCTCAACTAGAACCTTGGCCTCCTTATAAAAATTAGAGCTGTCGATATAGCTGACTTGAACCGCAGTACTCCTGGCCTTGCGGGCAGTACCCTCATAGACGAAACAAGGGGTATCTATGCCTTCACCACTAGATTCTTGAATAACGTTGGCTTCTGTGAAAAGTCTGTAGTCTTGAATTTGATTTTGTTTGACTTGGTCATCGATAACAATTGTAATTGCCCCGCCGATATAAATTAACTGACCTTGAAATGTAGATGTAATACTACGCAGGAGTTCAATAGTATCGGCATCGCCTGAAATAGTTGCATCGAATGTAATATTATGCTCATCGCAATATTGCTGAGCTTTGTAGAAAGAAGCTAGATCGATATCTGTAGTAGAAACAGATCCGTTCCCTGCGACATCAAAGCGTATACCTGGCTGATAAACAACCTGATTTAAAGGTGAGTTCGTCGTGAAGGTTCTTTGACCCGCCCCATAACGAGTATTGGTCAGCAAGTCCAGTACAACACAGGCCGGATTACGCGAATACTCATATTTGATACTGAGATTACGCTTAACTACTGGTACTTTTCTACCCCTGATCTTTGCCGTTATCGCTGGCAGGCTGGTAGTTGCTCCAGCAGGAAAACTACACGCCAGCATAGATGTAAATGGGTATATAAGTTTTTCATTCCATAAAACCTCCATTGAAAGCCAGGTAATATCACCCTTAACCCAGGTGAATTGTGTAGTGCTGTTTCCGCCTTTTTTGACTACCGGGAGTCTAGCCTCCCCTCGATCGGTTCTCTCAATTTTTACTGATATGGGGTGCTGACGACCTGTAATAGGAATTTCGTGAACATATACTTGATTTGAAAGTATCTCGTTCACCGTTGGATATTGTTTTTGGTAAAATTCCACGCCATTGGCAAAGGCTGTGACAACATATCTGAGTGGATTATCAGCCCCGCCACTATCATCAGTTTCTGTATAGTTTCTAAAGCTTGAACTTGTTTTGCCGTTGCTTACTACACTTCTGGTCTTTGTTTGATAGAACGCCCCCTCTAAAACACGAACTCTAATCTTGTCAGCATATGGGTTATTAATCGATCTGATTTCTGTTGTATTAGGTGATACCAACTCGCTAAGACGGTCTTCATAACTGCCACCAGCCTGAGGAAACGTAGCTCCAATACGGAGGTGGAAACCTTGATTTTTAAGCAGGTTTAGTTCCGATGATGTTGTTTGTGTGCCATCGGTAAATTGAATGTCCTTTACTCCCGCTGCCGAAGCTTTCAATCCATTAAAGAATAGATTGTCTTCCTGCGAACCTGCAAAACCATCAATCTCGCCTTCAGAGACAGCAGCCATCCAAAAGCCCTCGGGTTCTTCAAAATCTTTGCCGTCTTGGATGTATGAACTGACAACGGGCATTCTGGTGACAAGCGTTTCGCCATAAACAACCGGCACCGGGGTGCCATCGGCTGCTGTTACCGATGCCGCATTTGAAACTGCATCATCCGCTGGACGACCTTCCTCTTTCGATGATGGTTCTGGCACTCCTGGGGCAAATAGTCCCGCTACACCCGTAAATATCAACGACATACCCAGTCCCACCATTGCGGATTTGATGCCTCCTGACAACGTGGCGGCTCCTCCCCATGTGATCAAGCCACCAAAAGCCGTTAACGCCAAGGCAACAATGATGACGCCGATTAAAATCTTGCCAAAATTAGATCCAAAAAATGAACCTGTAATTACCGGAACTAAGGAAAACTCTGTGGTTCCAAACGCCAGTTCTTCATATCCAACACTGGTATTGCGACTAATAATCTGAAAATATATTCCGAACTCATGAGCAGAACTAAGAAAAGATCTGAAGCCAGGCAGAAGCTGACACAACGCTCTGAGCGCTTCGTTAGGAGTGCGGACGTTAAGTTCATGCTCGTAACCAAAGCGCCGCCCAGCGACACCTTCTAGCCGTATCTTCATCATCTGTTTAAAACCTTTTCAAACGTTTCGATTTGACCGGCAGGACTAAGGATCTCAAGTCGGTCTGCTTCGACAACATATAAATAAGAGGTCAATTCCATATTGGCGGAAACAACCATGTCGTGCTCACTGAAGCTGTGGTCACCTACAGGATGAGAATGGAAAATAACATCCGTACTGTATTTTAAATAATCTTGAGCTGAAATTAAAAAACCTCCCTCAGGTTCGTCAGCCTGATTGGCTACCTGTACAGCTTTCCCATCCACAACAAACCCACAGGCTTCGTCTGGAAATGCTTTGCGTGATATCTGAGCAATACGACGATGTAAAAGCTTGGCCATACTTGCTACTAGTCTGTGGTTGCAGGAAATCCGCCGAAGCGCAGCTCAGTACCGAATCGTTCCCTGCACGCCTCCAGAGTTTTGGGGCATGCATCAGGTGAACTGACTGCAGATCCAGTGAAATTACACTCAGGCCCTCGATACTCAAACGGACAGAAATTGCTATACATCCTGCGCTTAGGCAGATTTAATCCCTCAAGGTCAAATACAGAATTGAGTTCATACACAACTCCTAATTTTGTTTCCTCGACTTTGCGGGAAAACCACCAAGTATCAGGCGTGAAATGTGCGTTTGCATCATAAGATGCTTGCACCACGCCATCAACAGATTTTAAATACTTTGCGTAAGTCCTTATACGAGTGACGCTGAACCCAATTAAGTCCTCAAAGTCAAAATTATATAGAGACATTTGGCCGTCCACATTCGCAATCTGCAGCTTTGGTTGTGGCAATGAATTGCTACCACTTAGTTCAAAACCTGATGCCGCAATTGGTAGAGGCTGATAAGTCCGTAGATTTCCATCTTTATCTACATATTCGACAGCATTTCCACCTGATTGCTCGGGTGATACCAGAAACAAATCATTAGACCACGAAGACGCAAATGTTGAACTGTTCCCAGATATATGGAACAGAATAATCGGAGAGTCTTGAGCTAACTTACGACTTTCCTTAACAATGCTTTGATTAGGCATAAGCGTGCGCCTCGATCAACGTAAAGCTGAATTCCATCGCACCACTGGCAGGCATAATCCGACGCTCATATGTCGAATCCTTTAAGCGATACCGACGTTGTTCAGTTGAAAAAGGCGTCAGTGTTGTCAAGAAATAATCACCCTTGCAGACTTTATCCAACCTATTTTGGAATTGTGTTTGTACACCTCCAGCCCTGATTGGTTCTGTTGTGACTGCATATTCAGTCATGCGTGAATTAATTCCATCCGCAGCAATAACCTCATACCCGTCGCCGTAACCGTATTTACGGATTCTGTGTGAAGTGACTTCTCGGATATCTAGACGAAGATCCAGAGTTAAATTAACGTCGGCCACTGTAAAGAAGTCCTCCAACTCTGCGCTCATCCATGATCACACGCTTAACAGCGGAATCGATGGCTTTACCTAGTTTATTGGCATTATCGCCAGATGTTTGAGTATCTGTTTGGCCGCCTTGGTCAACATTAACGGTGATGTTTGTTTGAATATTTCCGGCACCCCCGCTCTTGCCCATATCGACCGGAATAGATCGGCCATTAGGGAGGGGAACAACAGCCTCGTTCATCCCCCCTTCACCAATCAGGGCAGTTGTAGGACCAGTAACAATGCCGCCCTTAGCGTATTGAGGAATGCCGAAGTTAGGCCCAAATGTTCCGATACCGCCTAACTGACCGCCACCGGCACCTAGTGCAGTTGAACCAACATCAAAGCCACCCCCTCCGCCACCAAACAATCCAATCGCTGATTTAAGCAGCTTAATAATAATCATCTTGGCGATCATTTGTGAGGCCATCTTGAGGAAGGCTTCTCCAACAGATTTAAAGAAATTGTGGAATGCCTGTGTCGCAGTCATCGTGCCATTGACTAGACCCATAACCGCACTTGAAATGCTTTGCTCAATGGTTCCGGCAATTTCTGCCATACGACCTTGTACATCTGACATGTAGTCCTGAGCGCTGCTGATGTATTCCTGTAAGGCACCACTATTTTCTAGCTGAGCTTCAGTTAAACCATCGACCGCTGCTTTTGCTGCATCGTTTGCTTCGGCGATACCTCGGATTTCCTTTGCCGCTTCTGCATCAAGAAGATTTCCAGCAGCCTTTTCCTCATTGATTGCAGATATTTTTTCTAATGCAAGCTGATCTAGTTCAGCTTTTCTCATTTCAGCTTCCAGCGCTGGGCCGCTGAAGCCTTCCATTACTAGACGATTTTTTTGACGCAATAGGTCAATCTGTTGCGTCAGATTCGCCGTGGTGTCTCTAAAGGGTTGTGTAGTTGCAAACATGCTTTGAAGCACATTCGCTCCCTGCAAGTTGGGCAGATTCTGATTAAAGGCATCAGCACGCCCCTGAGCACCCATTAACTTCGCCTGTGCGATGTCAACACCACCTTGAGCTTTTATGGCGTCTGCGCCTCCACTGGAAGCCGCTAGGCGGGCCTGAGCCGCAGCTAGCTCAGACTCTGCTCGCTCAACATCAGCAACGAATTTCTTGGCCCTGGTATCCAGAGCCTCGTTCTGCATTAAATAGGTATTTAAGATTCCAATCTGTGCCGCCTTTTCCCCAGTAAATGATTGCTGGACAAGCGACATCCTGTGCTTATTGTTCTCGCTGAGCAGCTTCAGTTCTAGATCCGCAAGCTTGCGTACTTCTGCAGCTTGGACCTTGGCCAAGGCTCGGGCGGCATTCGCTGCAGCGTTAGCACCTGAACCAGCCCCACTACCTGCACGGTTAGCCAACATATCCGCAGAAGAGAGCAGGCTCCCTTCCTTCATTCCGGCCTGGCCCTTGCCAAGGCTGGCGTTGAAACGCTTCTGTAAATCAGCAGCATTTGTTGTTGCTGCATCCAGGCGTGCCTGGGCATCTGATCTTTTTAGTACGACTCTGCCGCCCCTCGCTTGACCCAGGTCTCTCGTTTCGCTATCACCAAAAGCTGTCAATGCCGCCTGTGCGGCTGTTCGTTCCATGATTGCTTTATTTAATTTATTGTCTAAACCAACGTTGTAGAACCTGAGCAGGGCAAGTGTTGCAATATTAATAACTTTGGCAATCTCTGTAAATGCATCCTGAAATTCAGCACCGACAGGGGCAAGTAACTTACCCACATTCAGCATCAACTCAGTCATGGCCTTATCAAGCCTTGCACCGGCTTCTTCAGGCCCCTGAGATATCTTTAATGCGCTATCACCAAACTCCTCGAAAAGCTCTTTGGAGAACTTGACAAAGTCAGAAACAGATACAGTTCCTTGCTCAAGAGCTTTATCAAGTTCAGCCGTGGTTTTACCCATCGACGAGGCAAAGAGTGAAACTGCACCAGGCAAACGTTCACCAATTTGCCCCCTTAATTCTTCAGCAGTAACCTTACCTTTCGAGAAAACTTGTTGAGTAGCAAGTAAAATCCCGTTTAATTGTTCATTACTACCACCCAACGCTTTGTTAGCAACAACCATCCCCTGGAAGACGGCTTTTGCATCCTCTGTAGAAACACCTGCGGCCCTGGTTGATGCAGCTAGACGAGTGAAGTTCTCTGTTGCGGACTGGAGAGGGACATTGAATTTGTCAACAGTGTCCTTGATGATATCCAGACCCTGAGAAGTGTCATCACCTAAGACACCAACCAATGCTTTTTGGAACTTGCTCTGTTTTGTGGCTGCAATCGCAGCCGCATTTCCATACGCAATAGTCGCAGCGGTAAGAGCAGCCACACCGGCCACAGCACCTGCTACGACAAGTCCACCTGCAGCCGCACCCATTCCACCTGCAACAGCTCCGCCTAGGCCAGTAGAAGCAAACCTTCCGGCTGCTCCCCTGCTAAACCCTGCACGACGACCTACGTTGCCCCCGAAGCCTCTTCTAGGTGCTGCGGGGCCTGGTGGGGCAACTCTATTATTGATCTTACCTAGTTCATTTCTGTACCCTATTGCCGCTCTTTTGCCTTTTTCAATTTCTTGCGTCGTCTCCCGTATACGATTTTTAAGCTTACGCTGACTTTCAATAACCCTAGGATCAATTACCCCTGCACTACGAGACTTTATTGCTGCTTTCTGGCCTCTTTCGTACTGCTTAGTAAGCCTCTCAAGGCTCTTCTTTAATTTGATATTCCCTGCTAGTTGTTTCTTTAAATCCTTATTTACACGTTGCGTGGACTTGTCAGATGCCTTCGTAAACTCCGCCAGCTTTTTCAGCGCACGCGCATTCTCGACATCCAGAGTATATGTATACCTACCGTTAGCCACAAAGTTCTAGCGCCGTAATTTAAGTTTATCGGTTAT